GTTAATCATTACTTCACCAAAGTTGAAAGTGCCGTCAATTATTGAAGAAAACACGCCCTCAAAAGCGGCCTGCAAACCAAAGGCAAAATCTGATGCGCGTTGTTGAAATTCATTTAAACCTTGTCCTAAATCCACAATGCCCTCCTTCATCTTTTTTAGGCGAGGCGTTACACCAGTATCGATGTCACCTTCAATAGTCAAAGGCTCAACGGCTGTCATGTATGATTCCCGAACTTTTTTCATGGCTTCCTCGGTAGCCCTCGCCGCTCTCAATGCCGCCTCTGCTTCCTCTTCAAACTTCTGCTGCACACCTGCAAGCATTTCTTGCATTTTCTGCAGCTCTTCGTTAGCTGCTGCAAATGCTGCATTTGCTTCTTTCTGCTCCTTAATTGCCTTGCCTCCAAACTTCTCAGCAATTTTATCTTTTGCTTCCTTCTCAGCCTTAAGCAAATCTACGAGCTTCTGCTGGTTGTCAATCGCCGATTTAATGTTTCGCTTTTGTTCCTCCAGCGAAAGGTCCTTGTTCGCTTGCGCTAACTTGTCAATGGCGGTGGCCGCCTCCTCGGTCTTGCTGTTCATAAGAATTAGCCCACCAACCACTAATCCAATTCCAGTTGCCACAATTGCAAATGGGTTAGCCATCATTGCTACATTGAGCGCAAGAAACGCGGTCCGTGCTAACTGCAAGCCGCTAATAAACTGCGGCACGATCACCAGCAGCGGTCCAATCGCAGCAGCTACGGCAGCAATTTGCAACGCTAATTTTTTGCTTTCAGGCGTCATGGCTTGAATGCGCTGCAGAAATGAGGTAAAGCCATCAATTAGATTCTTAACGACAGGCATTAAGTCTTCTGCTAGCTCGGCGCCTGCAAGCTTCAAATTGTCCAGGGCCGTGCTGAACTTACCCGCTGCCGTTTCACTGAGGCGCTCCATAGCGCCAGCAGCAAAACCGCCTTCTGTTGCAAACCCTTTCAGCGTATTATTAAATTGTTCAACGCTTACAGCACCTGCGCCAAGCTTGTCGGCTGGCAAGCCCGTAGCGTCAGCTAATGCGGTGAAGATTGGTATGCCGCGCTCTGCAAGCTGGTTCAGGTTCTCAAGCTCAACCTTGCCCTTTGCATTTACCTTAGCAAAGATTGCAGCAATCTCATCAATAGGTTGACCGCTTGTTGCCGCAATGTCTCCAAGAAATTGCAACTGTTCATTAACATCATTAATACCTGTACCTGACGCAATAAGCTGGCGCGCTGACTTAGCAACGGCTTCAATTTGAAACGGTGTCTTTGCAGTAAACTCGTTCAAATTCTGCATCATGTCGGCCGCCTCTTTCGCTCCACCAGTCAAGCTAATAAAACTGGTCTCCATAGCTTCCAAATCTGCCGCTGATTTTACCGCTGCTAAACCTAGGCCAGCTATTGGCATTGTCAATGAGCGCGTCATAGATTCCCCAAGACGCTTTGTGTTGCGTCCAAAGTTTCGCATTTTGGACATGCTCGCGCCTAGTGCTTTGTCAAATTGCTTTGTTTGTGCGCCTATCGTTACAATGAGATCGTTTAACTTTGCCATTCGTCGCGTTCCTTAATTCGTTGTATTAATTCTTTCTGCGTTAAGTTATGTTGGTTTTGCTTTGGCCTTTCCCAAGGGAATAACATTAAATCCTTAGGACGCAATTTACGGCCTTTTTTCAGGTGAGGTTGCATAAATATAGTTGCAAGCCATCTTGTGCGCTCCCATTCAAAACGCTCTCGCATTTCTGCGGTTTCTCTGTTGGCTTCTAAGGCCAAACTTAATTCGCCAAACGTCATAGACCAAAAAGCAGAAGGGGTTAAGCGTAATACACCTAACCCCATTTTAATAATGTCCTGCCAGCTTACAGCCTTTTCAGCACCGTCTACGCTTTTTTTTGGTCGCTGTATTCGCCAAGCACGTCAAAGCATTGTGTGACGTGTGCCAGCGTTATGTACTCCTCAAAATCTTGCAACTCAATATCAAAATCTATGCCTTCGAATTTGCAACCGCATTCAACACCAACGTAACAAAGAAAGGCGCAAGCATCTGCCGACAGCTTAGAAGGATCGGACAAGCTAAAAACATTCACTTTTGCTTTGCGTTCAAACTTCTTTAACGCCTTCATAGAATACCGCACCGGATATTCATTGCCATCAATTTCTATCATTAAGCTACAGTCTCGTCTATTGTTCCAGTCAGTTCAAAGGTAGCGCTGTAAGTTGCTGTGTCTTCTGTGCCTCCTGATTGTTCTAAGCTGGTTATATATGCATTGGCTGAAAAACTAGCCTCGCCAGTTGCAAGTGTCGCTTTACTAAATTTTAAAGTAAGTTCTGTGCGTGCCTCCCATGCACCATACAAATCTAGAAAGTCCTTGTTAGAAGCGTCAACGTAATCAATTAAACCATTTACAGACATTGAGCCGCTTCGCAATCCGGGCAAAAGTTCACGAAATGCAGAGCTGTCTTTAGTTGTAATATCAATTGTTTCAGCGTTTAAAGATAATGTTACATCAGTGGCCGCGGCTATCAATGTACTGCCGATGTACACGCCTAAATCTGTGCCGTTAAATATCGCCATCGTTTTCTAATTCTTCTTGTTCAAAATCTATTTCGCCTGCAATATAACCCCTTTCTAATAATTCATTAGCAAAGAATGGGTGCACGCTAGGCTCATCGCCTTTTTTCCAGTTGTTGCCAGCAAGCTTACAAGCCCTAATTATTTTAACCTTCATGCGTGCAATTTACGGTAAAATGATTGATTGGTTACATGCCTTGCTTTGCAAGTAAAATTTTTAATTCATTGACAGCTTCTAGTAAGGTGTCTAGCTTTTTCGCCATGTCATCGTCGCGCTTTTCTAAATTAATTATACGTGATTTTAACACAGTAACCTCTTGGTTAATTTTTGTCCATGCAGCTATCCCGCCTCCAAGTAATGCAATAAATTCAAATATCATTGCCGCCGTCATCTGTTCCATAATATTTATTTCGTGTGTATTGTTTTGTCCGTAAACCATGTTTGATTTAACAAGCGTACTAGCTCGTTTATCTTTTCCGTTTGCTCAGCTTTTGTTGCATTGCTTGCTAGCTCTTCTATCGGTATTGGGTTTTGTAAATGTGCCATTATACTAGAAAAAGTTGAAGAGAAAAATAAATATAAGTCGTTGCGTCTATGCTGCCGCTTCTGTGATCAACAACAAAATAAATTGCGTCGTCGTCTATGTCGCTTGTTGTGGTAAATTCTTTGTTATATACATAGATGGATTGATCATTGGGCGGCGTTGTGTCGCTACTGCGTGCTCTTAGTGTCATGTCATAGGAACCTGAGCCGCTTGGATTGTTTGCGCTCCACATACTAAATCCCCATGTTTGCCCTACCACTGGGTCATCTATTCTGTAAGTAATTTTTGCTCGTACTTTTTTACTGTCGCTCGGTAATAATATCGCGCTATATACGTGCTTGTAATTGTGTTGGTTTAGTGTAGTAGTATCGACGACTGCAGAGCTATCATAACTCCCTAGCTCGGTGGTCATATTAAAATAATTTACACCATAAACACCGCCCAATATTACGCTTTCTCCATCATCAGATGAGCTAAATTGAGCGCGGCCCGTAACTGTTGCTAAGGGCGTCTCAGTTAAACCGCCGCCGCTGCCGCTTGTTTGATTCGTCCAAGATAAACCGCCGCTGCCGTCTGTCTTCAATACTTGGTTTGCTTCGCCGTCTGAGTCTGGTAAGGTTAATGTATAGGTTGCGCCTTCTGCGTGCGCTGGGCTTTGTATTTTTACACCGTGTTGGTTGTTGCTACAGTTTAATTGTATTGCGCCCGTTGTACCGTCATCAGTACCATCGCCCATAATTTCAACGCAGCCCGTGCCATTCGGATTTATTTTAATATTACCGTCCGAGGTAGTTGTATTTATTTGGTTGGTTTGTACGTCAAGGTTTCCCGTCAATTGTGCGCTGGATGCCATCAACGCGCCTGCTGCTTGTACGTTGGTTGCGTCCGTTACATCTGCTCCCGTTTCGATACCTGCGAGCTTAGAGGCG